GCGAAGAACTAGCCACGGCATACCCGGTCTAGATTCCGCCCTGCTGCCCATACCGTGAGCGAACCAGCCGCACCGCTGGCACTCGCACACGAGGACACCACATGGCCGTAGGCACAGTTGAAGTCACGCTCGGTAAAGACGTGGCTATTTCGGGCGTTGCCAATGCCCGTTCTTGCACAGTCACAAACTCAGCCAGCGACGTGGACGTCACGAAGTTCGGCGACACGTCCCGCAAGTTCCGCAAGGCTCTTATCGAGCAGACGATTGAGCTTGAGTGCGTTGACGAACCGAGCGTCACCATCGGCGGCACGTTCACCATCAGCGGAACGAAGACCGGCGACGCCACCTACATCTGCACAAACATTGCCAAGTCTCAGCCACTCGACGGAATCATCACCTTCACCGTCAGCGGCTCACGCACGGCATAGGACTAATTCACCACACACGCACAGGAACAATCACGCATGGCTATCACGCTTGGCAAGGACGGTACTGGCATTCCGACACCCACAGGGGGGAATGCGATTGAAGGCGTTATCTCGGCGACGTACACCGAGGAGTGCGAGACGATTGACATCAGCAATCGCAGCAACGTCGGCGGCACTAGCGGCACTCCTGGCCGCAAGGCTTCCAAGGCTGGCTTCACCACGAAGACGTGGGAAATCGAGTGCCACGATCCTGACGGGCTGCTCGCGTCTCTCAACGCTGCCGGCACTTCCGGCTCGTATTCGGTGATGAGCGTGTCGGAGGCGGTGTCAATTGATGGGGCCGTGGTCTATTCCGTGACGCTAAAGGAATTCTAATGGCGATCACGCTGGGGAAGGACTGCACCATCACGCTGGATGGAGGCCGCATCTTCAGCGCTCGCAACGTGACGCTGACAGAGTCTGCTCGCACCATTGACGTCAACCCGTACGGCAGCAGGTACGCAGCGACCTACAGCACGGGGTACGAATGCACCGTGAGCGTTGAACTGAACGACGACGCCGACCTCGGCACGGCGTTTCAGAAGATGCACACGGGCGGGACGTTTCAAGTAGCTGGCGGTGCCGCTGGGTTTGGGTTTCTCGCCGTAATGACAGGCATAAGTGAGACAGACCCGATTGATGGCGTGGCGACGTTTCAGCTAGAGGGGCGTATGACCGATCCGAGACTTGTGCGATAGCAGGGGGTGCAGCGTGCGTGAGTTCAAAGACGACGAGGGCAGGCCGTGGCGTCTGGCGTTGACCGTAGGGTCAGCGCTTCGCGTACGGGACAACGTCACCATTGACGTCGTTGACGAGGCGACCGGCGAGCGTAGGCCGCAGCCTTTCGACATGGTCGATGCTGCTGGCGTCACGCAGACGTTTCAGGTGCTGCGGAGCCAGTACGCAAAGATCGGCGAAGTGCTTTACGCCATGCTGACCAAGCAGATTGAAGCCAAGGGGCTGAGTCGTGAGGACTTCTTTGAGGGTCTTCGCGGCGACGCTCTTGATGCGGCGACGAAAGCGTTGGAGGCCGAGCTTGTCGATTTTTTCCCGCCGCGCCTCCGGTCGATGATCGGGCTTCTCGCAACAAAGATGGACGAAGTGCAAAGCGAGATGCTCGACAGAGCGGAGGCGGGGCTGAAGGCGGCGACGGTGGAGAAGCTCGCAGGTCAATCTGGGACGCCATCTGGGAAGCCGCTGGAATCCTCGGAATCCATCCCGGCAAGTGGACCGTCAGGCAACTCTTCGCCGCTCGTGACAGCCGCCTAGAGCATCAATGGTGGCACACCGCCAACCTGTTGGCGCAAAACGCGAATATAAACCGAGACAAGCACAGCCCGAGAGTAGACCCGCGAAAACTCAACCCATACGCCAAGCAGCCCAAGCCACGGCAGGCCACGCCGGAAGACCTGGCTAGGCTGTTCGGCAAGGACTGGCAGAAACACGTATGAGCGCTGGAGCAGTTAGAGCGGGCGGCGTGTTTGTTGAGATCGGCGCCGATCCTCGCAAATTCTTCTCGGCGCTGAACAAGGTCAACAAGTCGCTCGCCAGCATGGGCGGGTCACTTGTCTCTGGTGGCGGCAAGCTTGCTGCTGCTGGCATCGGCATGGCGGCACCGATTGCCGCTGCCGTGCGTCAGGGTGCAGCGTTTGAGTCCACGCTGCTCAACATACGGGCGAGCACTGGTGCGACATCGGCGCAGATCGACCAGATCAAGGCGTCGTCCATGGCGATGTCGCAGGCTCTCGGCGTCGGGCCGACAGAAGCCGCACAGGGCATGCTTGAACTGCTGAAGGCAGGCATGTCGCTTGATGCCGTGCTCGGTGGTGCTGGGCAGACGGCGTTGGAGTTTGCCAAGGTTGGCGAGATGGACGTTGCCCAGGCGGCTGTGGTGATGTCGGACGCCATGAACGTGTTCAAGGTGTCGTCCGACGTCGCCGCCAATGCGTTGTCCTCGGCTGCGGATGCGTCAAGCACGTCTATCGCTCAGATGTCGGAAGCGTTCTCAATGTCGTCTGCCGTCGCCGGCCTAGCTGGGCAGAGCATTGAGGACTTGTCGGCGACGCTGGCAATCCTCGCCAACAACGGCGTGAAGGGCAGCGACGCCGGCACCAGCGTCAAGACGATGCTGATGCGGCTGATGGCACCGGCTGACGATGCCGTGGGTGCCCTTAACCAACTCGGGCTTTCGGTCGCCTCGTTTCGTGGCGCTGACGGGCAAATGAAGCCGATGGTGGAAATCATCGGCACGCTCAATCAAGCGATGGGAGGCCTAGACCAGACAGCGAAGGATGACATCTTCCGCCGCATCTTCGGTGCGGACGCCATTCGTGCCGCGTCGATTCTCGCTTCTGAAGGCGTGGATGGATTCACCAAGATGCGTGAAGCGATGGCATCCGCCCTGCCAGTGGGCGAGAAGTACAAGTTAGTGATGTCGGGCCTGGCTGGCTCGTTCGGTAGCGTGCTGGCGGCAATGCAGCGGATGGCTATTGCCATCACGGATGCAGTGGCACCGGCTCTTGCGGGTGCGTTGCCGTTCATCACGGGATTCATCGACGGGCTGACGAAGCTGGCGACTGACAATAAGGAAGCCGTCGTCTTGTTTGCTCAAGTTGCCGCCGCAGCCATTGGCATCGGTGCTGCAATGGTGACTGTAGGGTATTCGTTGCAGGCGTTGAGCGGCTCCATCGGTCTTGTCTTGAAGGGCTTTGGTCTTTTCTCTGCCCTTGCTAGCCCGGTGCTGCTGGTTGCGGCTGGCATCGGCGCTGCGGTCTTTGCTCTCTACAAGTTCAAGGACCAGATCGGTGCGGCCCTCGGCCCGGTGGCTCCGCTCGTCCAACAGGCGGCAGGAGCCATCGGCGAGGGTTTCGGTGCTGCCGTCTCTGACGGCATCGTCGTGCTGGGCGATCTCGCCCAGACTGCCACGACCACCTTCAACGGCGTCTATGAAGCCGTCGCTGCTGGTGACTTGTCCGGTGCGATGGACGTGCTCTGGGCCGGGCTTGTCGCTGGCTGGCTGCGTGGCACTGAAGCGTTGATGTCCTACGTTGATCCGTGGGTGGCAGCGTTTCAAGACGTGTTCACAGACATCGGCTCAGGCATCTACATCGCGTGGGACAAGATTTATACAGACTCGGCGGCGCTGCTTAACACGATGGGAGCCTTCATCATGGGCTTCTTCGACAACATCGCAAACGGCGTGATGGCGACTTTTGACAACCTCGTCGCTGGCATCCAGATCGCATGGACTCGGGTGCAGGGATTCATCACGGGTGCGAAGGATACGGAAGAGCGTGTCGCTGCAATCAGGGACGAGAACGCCGCCCGTGCAGAGCAGCGACGGCAGGAGCGTCCAGGCATTGAGGGGCGCACGGCGAAGGCTGGCAAAGAAAATGATCGTGCGGAGAAGGATAGGCAGGATCGCGCCAAGGGAATCAAGGACGACGCACAGGCAACGAAGGACGAGCGGCAAGCAGAGAACGCAAGGCGCGCTGACAAACGTCGCAAGGAGACGCAGGCAGCAGAGGACAACGTCGGAGCGACGGCACGAAAGGGCAAGGCTAGTCGGGTCATGGGCGAGCAGTTTGCGGACCTGCTCAAAGAGGTCGAAGGTGC